CCCCGGCAACATTCTTATTATGCGGCCCGCGCAGCCAATGTCAAGTTACGCGGGCATTAGGATTTACACCTACTTAGCGTTTGCGTTCACGCTTGCTTGTCTCAGACACCAACGCTCTGGAAGAACTCCGCCGGAAGGAACGGTTTGCGCTCGGTGATTGAATCGTGTAGCCATCAGCGTTCGTACCGCCCTTGCTCAGAGCCTTCTTGTGCGCTATGTCTTTTCCTTCACGTGCATCAGCCTTGCCGTTGCCGTTGGCATCCTTGCCCTTCTTGTCGAGCGCACGGCGAGCGCGTTGACGCTCCATCCGATCCTCGTGTTCCTCACGGGACTTCTGCTGCTGATACTCTTTCTTGTACGGTCTGGGTTTATTGACGTATGGCATCTTGTCGCTCCTTCATCTCTTTGAGCGTTACCACAAGTAGACGGCTCTCAGCCACAGCGCGGATCGCCTCGCTGATCGCTTGGTCAAGATCCCGTGCGAGTACCGCGTCGTGTGTCCGCTTGAGGGCACGTTCGGCGTTCATGCAGGGCATCGCGTAATCAACAATCTGTTCAATCATCGCTCTTTATTGAATTCACAGGTTTTGACAGGACACCACGCGCACAGCGGGGTGGGGTTCGGTTGCCATACGCCATTGACGTACGACAGGCGCAGTCGCTCAAGATCCCCGGCGAAGTCTGCCCACAAGTCTGCCTCGTCTGCTCGGTTGTATTCGCTCGTCACGAAGTGCTCGTGCGCCACGAATAGAAGCCCCGCCTTCACGTGATCCAACTGTGGGAAGTGTGCAAACGCCAGTAGCGCCATCAACTGCAACTGCTTAGGGTCAGGGTATTTATTACTCCCGGTTTTGTAATCCACGACATAGCCTTGCTCGTCGTCGATAACCAGCAGGTCGGCGATACCTCTTACCCAATAATCTTTAGCACCAAAAGTACACGGCTCACGCTCAAACGTAACAGCCATCCGGTGTTCGGGGAACTTCTCCCCGTCCATGTCCCGCAGAGGATCAAGTTGCTTCTGATACCGCTGATAGTTCGCCGGGAGTGGTGTGCCGTCTTTGACGTAGTTCTCAAGCGCGTTGTGAACTGATGTGCCGTACAACATTTGTTGCGTAGGACGTTTCTCAAACCGCTTGAGGACTTTGACCTCGTGATACTGTCTCGGACAATTCTTATAGTCCTTGAGACCGGAGTATGACCACTGAACGTTTTTGGGTTCCATGACTGAATCAGACTGGTAGTTTCGGTTCCCAAATCGTATCAGCAGTCCCCGTAGGTTGCACCTGCTTTCGCTTCACAGGCCACGGGCAGACCCTTGGCCCAGTCCGGGGCAATCGTCATGAACTCCGTGATGTCGGCAAGCGCCTTGTCGATCTGGTCGTTCGGCACAACAACCACCGCCGCATCGTGCACCGTCAGCACCACCGGATACAGGGTACTGATCTTGATCATCTGGTCGGCCACGATGAGCCGCGCCAAGGCTTGCACCACGTTCTCGACTACCGACCCACCCCAGATGCCGACCTCTCCCTTGCGAGAGTCATATACGATCTGAGACTTTCCATCTTTTTCGGAGCGACGGAGGTTCTGGTAGCGTATACGCAACCCGTTAGGAAGTATTACACCATCGTTGTCGTAGAACAAGCACCCGTGCAGACCCAGGGGTAGAGGCGACTTGATGCCCCCATCCATCATGGTTTCTAACATGGAGTCGGCCTCCCGCCACAAGTCGATGATCCGGTCGTTCTTCTCCCGGTACACGCCTACGATCCGCTTGCACTCATCCTCCTCCAGTTTCACGCTCACGGGTTGGGAGGTGGCCAGAGTGTGTTGGAGTTTGAGAGCGCCCGTGCCATAGCCCAGGCCCAGGATGCAGGTCTTGCCCACGAAACGCTCGGTCTGGTCAGCCTTGGTGATCCTGCGCCCATACACAGACGAAGCGAAGATGGAGTACACGTCATCGCCACTGGCGAACTGTTTGACAACATCCTCCTGACCCGCAAGCCACGCCAGCACCCGCGCTTCGATCTGGGATGAGTCCGAGTTGATGACGGTGTAGCCCTCGGGCGGCAGGATCGCCTTCTTCAGCGCCTTCTTCTTGGGGTCGCGGCTCGGCAGGTTCTGGAAGTTCACCTTGTCCGTGCCCGACCACCGACCCGTGTGCGCCCCGTAGTACTTCAGCGGGATGGGGATGTTGCCCCCGTTGCGCCGTCCGATCTCCATGAACCGCTTGATGCGGCCTTCCTCAAGCGTGGACTTCGTGCCCAGACGCACCGCGCACAGTTGTTGGATGAACGGGTCGTCATGCTCGGTCAGCGCAATGAACCCCTCGTCCTTCTTGGCAAGCGCGTAGGTCTCCTTGCCCGTGGTCGGGCTGATCTTCACGGGCGGCGTGATCCCAAAAGACTCAAGCACTTTGGCGAACTTCTTGTTGCTCGACAGGTTGGCGCGGACATCCTCCTCGGTCTCGCACTTCATCTGCTCCTTGAGTGAGCCAAGCAACTCGCTGCGCTCAGTGATCATCGCGTCCAGTCGGGCTTGCAGCGCCTCCTCATCCACGCACAGCATCGGATGCGTGAACATCCTCAGAGTCATGTCGATCAGCCGCAACTCGTCCATCGGGAAGTCCTTGGACATGATCTTGAACAACTCGTAGGTCAGCGTGACATCGTTGCAGCAATACTCACCATAGCGAGCCAAGTCCTCTGCCGAGAACTGGCATCGTGTCTTGCCCTTGGCGTTGATCACCTCCGTGCCCTTCTCCCCAATTTCGTAACGCAACGAGAGTTTGCCAAGTGACCCCCCGGCGTCCACGCCGTGAAGCGCACGGGCCATGCACAGGGTGTCGAGGTAGGCCATCGGACTGATGCCGAAATGCCAATGAAGGATCGCCCCATCGAACAGGGTGTTGTGGGCGAGCATGAGGTCTTCTTTCCAGTTGAACTGCAACAGCCATTTGCGCGTCTCGTCGCGGGTTCCCGAGAACCACTGGGGCTTGCCATCGTCAATCTGGACTGCGACACCGATCACCTCGAACCTCGGGTCGCGTATGTATTCTTCAGTTGTCAGCCGCGTCAGACTGAAGTCGTCGGCGTAGTACGTTTCAAAGTCAACTGTCAGCATGACTAAATAAACAATTTTTAAGACAAAAAAGGGGAAGCCTTGCGGCTCCCCCTGGTGGATCAGCGAGTCGGATTGGCGAACTCGTTCTTCTCAATGGCACGATCCAGATACCAACGCGCCTTGCGGAGATCCTCCAGACCTTGGTTGGTTCCTTTGATCCCGGCGCGGCTGATGTACTTGACAACATTACCCAAGTGATAGCCCAGTCCCTTGGCCTCGATGAAGTCGATGGTCTCGATACCGCCCGTCTTGTAGTGCGGGGGATGGTTGACCGGATCAGCGATGGAGATGGTCTTGGTCGTGAGAGCAACGATCTCGGGAGGCACGGTCACGGTTGCCTTGAACTTGCGTGGACGGCCCACCGAACGCTTGACCTTGGCCTTGGCCTTGGGCGCAGCCTCGACCACCGGGGTCTCGGTCTTAACTTGCGTGTCCGACGCACCAGGCAACGTACCTTTCTTCTTCATCTGCGAGCGCAGAACATAGACGTACTGCTTGGGCATCTTGAACTTCTCTGCGACCTCTGCGGGTGTTGCGCTCGGGTTGGCGATGATGTACTCACGGGCTTTCCGGGTTTTAGTCATGATCTGTTTCCTTACTGAATGAGTAAAGTTGGTCAAAAGGGGACGCAATCCTGCTCCGTTGCGGACTGCTTGTCAATACTTTTTCGTTAAGTTTTTTCACGGGTTGATTGACTCTGCCTATGCCATAGTCTTCTTCCTTTCTCTCCCAATGATCAATAGTGAGATTGTCTGTTGAGCCGCCGACGAACACAGTGATGTGCCCGTCCGGGCATCGGGCCTTTCGCTTCTTAGACCCATCTGCTTGTGTCCTTGTGTCGAACACTCGCGCCCTGATACCGCATGTAGCGCACTTCATACACCGCTTACTTTCCTCTGCTCTGAGTGTCGATCCAACGGGCGTAGGCTAATGCAACATCATAGTCACGCGTGCGT